CAATAGTTAAATAAACAAAAATATAGGTAACTATATAAGTAAGATTAAGTATAAACAATTAAATATAATCAAGATGAAAAAAGTAGAAAAAATGAGTAAATCAATTACAAAAGAAGAATTAAAAAAAGTAAGCGAACAACAAGGCAAACTTAATGAAGCATTAAGAAACATAGGTGTTATGGAAGTTCAAAAAAATAATATATATTCAACTGTAAAAGATATTAGTGAAGAAATAGAAGCAACTAAGAAAGAATTAGAAGAGAAATACGGTCAAATAAATATCGATCTTAAAGACGGAAGTTTTACTGAGATTGAAAAAGAAGATGAAAAATAAAATAAGAAAAATCAGCATTGGTTCTGATTATAAGACCGATGCGATGCATTATTCAACTGGTCAACAAGTATATGGGGGGCATGAAATCTCTCATATACTTCTTGATGATTTAGATAAATCTTATAATATTTTTATTAAAAAAAATGATGAGGTAATGCCTTGGAAAAAATTCAATTCTAATATGGCTATTTCAGTAGAATATGATTTAGAATATTAATGAATAGTTTATATGATTTTATTGTAGAGCCTCTAGGTGAAAAATACAATAACGAGATTAAAATTGGAGACAACAAGTTAGTATTAAACAATAAAATAGAAGCTTTTAAATTTGTTAATAGGCATGCTATAGTTAAATCTGTTCCTTTAGCTTTTTCTAGTGAAATAAAAATAGGTGACACTGTCATAATACATCAAAATGTATTTAGAACTTTTTATGATGCTAGAGGTAAAAAGAAAAAAAGCAGATCTTTCTTTAAAGATAATTTATACTTTTGTGCTATAGATCAAATTTATTTGTATAAAAATAAAAAAGAGTGGAAATCATTTAACAATAGATGTTTTGTAACTCCTTTAAAAAGTATTGACAGTCTAACGAATGAAAAAGAACAAAGCCTTATTGGTATATTAAAATATGGTAATAGTTCCTTAGAAGACAAGAAAATAACTCCTGGTGACACAGTTGGCTATACTCCTAACGGAGAATGGGAATTTTTCATTGATAATGAAAGATTATATTGTATGAAATCAAATGATATTGTAATTAAATATGAACACAAAGGAAACCAAGAAGAATATAATCCTAGCTGGGCAAAAAGCAGTTGAGGAACTTATAAAAGTTGCGCAAGCGGCAATCGTTGATAGTGGTGAAGATATTACTGCTGATAGATTAAAAAACGCCGCTGCAACAAAAAAACTAGCTATTTTTGATGCTTTTGAAATTCTAACTAGAATAGAAACTGAAGAGGATTTATTAAACGAAAAACCTAAAGAAATTAAAGAAGAAAAAAGTTTCAAAGGTTTTGCTGAAGGAAGATCTAAATAATGTACGATCAAACTTTATATAAAATAATATCTGACCATATAAAACCTAAAACCATCTCTACGATGAATAGGTATAAAAAATGGGAATACGGATATAACGAAGAACATGATATTATTGTTATATCTAAGACTGGTCAAATTGGTGAGATATATGAAATACAAAACTTAAGAATAGCTTTACCTAAGGTTGATGATGTTCATGAGTTTGAAGAAAAAAAATGGAAGTATACACAATATCCTTCTGAGTTAAAAAAAATAAAATCTGTTTTTGACTGGGAAGAATATCCTAATGATTTTAAAGAAGAATGGTATGATTACATTGATAAAGAGTTTAAAAGGCGTGAAGAAGGTTTCTGGTTTACTAACAAGAATAAGCCTACTTACATTACTGGTACTCATTACATGTACTTGCAGTGGTCCAAGATTGATGTTGGGCAGCCAGACTTTAGAGAATCAAATAGATTATTCTACATTTTCTGGGAAGCTTGTAAAGCTGACAGACGATGTTATGGTATGTCATATCTCAAGAATCGACGCTCTGGCTTTTCATTCATGGCTTCAGGAGAGACCGTTAATATGGCGACCATTTCAACAGATTCACGGTTTGGGATTTTGTCCAAATCTGGCCCCGATGCAAAAAAAATGTTCACTGATAAGGTTGTACCCATTTCTGTTAACTACCCCTTCTTTTTTAAACCCATACAAGATGGTATGGACAGGCCAAAAACCGAACTTGCATATCGTGTACCCGCCAGTAAATTTACAAGAAGAAAACTTGATTCCAACGAAACCCTTAAAGAAATTACCGGTCTTGACACGACCATCGATTGGAAAAACACGGGTGACAATTCCTATGATGGGGAAAAACTCAAACTCCTCGTCCACGACGAAAGTGGTAAATGGGAAAGGCCGAACAACATCCTCAACAATTGGCGTGTTACAAAAACGACGTTAAGATTAGGAGGTAGAATCATCGGTAAGTGTATGATGGGATCAACATCAAATGCTTTAGACAAGGGTGGTGAAAATTTTAAAAAACTATACTATAATTCAGATGTTACAGAACGAAACGCCAATGGAGAGACTCGCACAGGATTATATTCTTTGTTCATTCCTATGGAATGGAACTACGAAGGATACATTGATTCTTATGGAGTACCTGTCTTTGATACGCCAAAAAAAGAAACGTTTGGACCTCACGGTCAAAAAATAAAAATAGGTGTAATAGAGTATTGGCAAAATGAGGTTGATGGTTTAAAGAAAGATCAAGATGGTTTAAATGAATTTTATCGTCAATTTCCAAGAACAGAACAACATGCTTTTAGAGATGAAGCAAAGCAATCGTTATTTAATTTAACTAGAATATACGAGCAAATAGATTATAATGAAGATACTAGAAACGAATCATTAGTTACTACTGGTTCTTTTCAATGGGCTAACGGAATAAAAGATAGTTCTGTTATGTTTATGCCTAATTCATCAGGTAGATTTAAGGTATCTTGGATACCACCTGTAAGATTACAAAATCGTGTAATAATAAAAAATGGTTTAAAAAAACCAGCAAACGAACATATAGGTGCTTTTGGTTGTGATAGTTATGACATATCAGGTACAGTTGATTCACGAGGATCAAATGGATCTCTTCATGGATTAACTAAGTTTTCTATGGAAAATGCTCCACCAAATCATTTATTTTTAGAATACATATCTAGACCACAAACAGCTGAAATATTCTTTGAAGATGTATTAATGGCTTGCATATTTTATGGCATGCCTATATTAGCAGAGAATAATAAGCCAAGATTATTGTATCATTTTAAAAGAAGAGGTTATAGAGGTTATTCTATGAACAGACCAGATAAAGTGTACAATAAGTTATCTATAACAGAAAAAGAAATAGGTGGTATACCTAACTCTAGTGAAGATATAAAACAAGCTCACGCTGCTGCTATAGAATCATATATAGAATCTAACGTTGGTAATTTAGGTGAAAGTTACGGTAGTGTTTATTTTCAAAGAACCTTAAATGATTGGGCAAAATTTGATATAAACAATAGAACAAAACATGATGCTTCAATAAGTTCAGGTCTTGCTATAATGGCTTGCAATAAGAATATGTATACACCTGTTTTTAAAAGACAAATTGAAGCAAAACCGTTGGGTTTTAAAAAGTATAATAATGAAGGATTCAGTTCTCAAATAATAAAATAAATGAAATATACTAGTTATGTAGGTTCATTTCCAAGTCAGGTAGTATCTGACGAAGAAAAGCAAGGTTATGATTATGGTTATGCCGTTGGTAGAGCTATAGAAGGAGAGTGGTTTTCTGGAGACAAAGGCGGTATTGGAAATAGATATCAAAACAGTTGGTTAAATTTTCATAGACTAAGACTTTATGCTAGAGGTGAACAACCAGTGCAAAAATATAAAGATGAACTATCTATAAACGGTGATTTATCATATTTAAATTTAGACTGGAAACCAGTTCCTATTATACCTAAATTTGTAGATATAATAGTTAATGGTATGTCTCAAAAAATATTTGATATAAAAGCTTACGCTCAAGATCCAGATTCTGTTAAACAAAGAACTAAGTATGCAGATGCTATAATGAGAGACATGTATGCTAAAGAAATAATACAAGCTACTAACGAGGCTACTGGTATGGATTTCTTTAACAGTAATGATCCTAATAATATACCTGAATCACAGGATGAATTAGATCTTCATATGCAGTTATCATATAAGCAATCTATAGAGATAGCAGAAGAAGAAGCTATTGAAAATGTTTTAGCTTCAAACAAATATGAATTAATAAAAAGAAGATTAATTGCTGATTTAACCATAATAGGTATAAGTGCTGTTAAAACAGATTTTAATTTAGCTAATGGTGTTACTTTAAATTACGTTGATCCAGCAAATTTAGTTTATTCTTACACAGAAGATCCTAATTTTGATGATGTATATTACGCTGGAGAAGTTAAATCTATTAGTTTAGTAGAATTAAAGAAACAGTTTCCAGATCTAACTGCTTCAGAATTAAAAGAAATAGAAAAGTTTCCAGGTGATGCTAATTATACTAGAAATTTTTATGCACAACAAGATTCTTACAATCAAGTTCAAGTTTTGTATTTTGAATATAAAACATATAGTGAACAAGTATTTAAGATTAAATATACAGATCAAGGATTAGAAAAGTCTTTAGAAAAACCAGACACGTTTAATCCACCTGAAAATGATAATTTTGAAAGAGTATCTAGATCTATAGAGGTTCTTTATACTGGCGCTAAAATATTAGGCCATGAAATGATGTTAGAATGGAAAATGTCTGAAAACATGACTAGACCTAATTCTAATGTAACAAAGGTAAACATGAATTACTCTATATGTGCTCCTAGAATGTATAAGGGTATGATAGAATCAACTGTTAGTAGAATAACAGGTTTTGCTGATATGATTCAATTAACACATTTAAAACTGCAACAAGTTCTAGCTAGAATAGTTCCTGATGGAGTTTTTGTTGATGTTGATGGTTTAGCAGAGGTTGATCTAGGTAACGGAACTAATTACAATGCTCAAGAAGCTTTGAATATGTATTTCCAAACAGGTTCTATTGTTGGTAGGTCTATGACTCAAGAAGGAGATCCTAATAGAGGTAAAGTTCCTATACAAGAATTACAAACATCTTCTGGTGGTCAAAAAATACAAAGTTTAATACAAACTTATCAGTATTATTTACAAATGATAAGAGATGTTACTGGACTTAACGAAGCTTCAGACGCTAGTACTCCTGATGCACACGCTTTAGTTGGTTTACAAAAACTAGCAGCAGCTAATTCTAATACGGCTTTAAGACATATAATGCAAGGTGGTTTATATCTTACATTAAGAACATGTGAAAATGTTGCGTTAAGAATAGCAGATGCTTTACAGTTTCCGCTTACTAGAGACGCTCTTATTAATTCAATATCATCATATAACACTGGTACTTTAGAAGAGCTACAAAACAAAAATCTTCAAGATTTTGGTATATTCTTAGAACTTGAACCAGATGATGAAGCTAAGGCTCAACTAGAACAAAACATACAGGTAGCACTTTCTACTGGAGGTATAGATTTAGATGATGCTATAGATATACGTCAGGTTAAAAATATAAAACTAGCAAATGCTTTATTAAAGCAATCAAGAAAAAAGAAAGCTAAACAAGATCAAGCTAATCAACAAGCTAATATACAAGCACAAGCTCAGGCTAATGCTCAAGCCGCTGAACAAGCTACGTTAGCTGAAATGCAAAAGCAACAAGCTTTAGCTGAAACAACAATTCAAATAGAACAATCTAAGATACAGTTTGAGATACAAAAGATGATGCAAGAGGCTAATCTTAAAAAAGAACTAATGGCTGAAGAGTTTGGTTACAACATGCAACTAGCTCAAATAAAGTCTCAAGGTGAAACAAAAAAAGAAGCTGAAATAGAAGATAGAAAAGACAGTAGAATTGCAAAGCAAGGAACTCAAGAGTCTCAACTAATAAACCAAAGACAAAACAACACATTACCCCAAGATTTTGAATCCGCTGGATTTGATGGTATGGGAGGTTTTGGATTAGAACAGTTTGATCCAAGATAAACATTTATCAATTTTTTAATTATATTATATTATGTCAGAAAAAACAAAAGAAGTAAAACAAGAAGGAGACTTTAAAATTAAAACTAAACCTAGTAAATTTCCTAAAAAATTAACAACACCTGAAGAAACTGTAAAAGTTGATTTTGCTGCTGTTAATAAAAAAGAAGAAGCTATAAAGGTTGATTTAACTAAAACCAAAAAAGATGCCATTCAAGAGCAAAGCACAGAGAAGAGCGTGTTACGCGAGCAAGGACCCGAGGTGGAATTGCAAGCAGTGGGACAAGGAGACAAAGAACCCGTTGAAAATGTTATTCAAGAGATACCGAGAAGCGAGGTAAAAAAAGTAGAACAAGAAGTAAAAGAAGCTATTAGAGATGAAAAAGTATTAGGTAAACCATTACCTGATAAAATTGAAAAGCTTGTTTCTTTTATGGAAGAAGTTCCAGGAGCAACTATAGAGGATTACGTTAGATTAAATGCTGATTACTCTACTATTGACAAAGACACATTATTAAGAGAATATTACAGAAATACACGTCCACATTTAGAATATGATGAAGTTAATTTTTTATTAGAAGATAACTTTAAGTATGATGAAGACATGGATGAAGAAAGAGAGATTCGTAAAAAGAAACTCGCTTATAAAGAAGAAGTTGGAAAAGCCAAAAACTATTTGGAAGGTCTAAAAGATAAGTACTACGATGAGATCAAGTTGAAATCAACCGTAGATCCAGACCAACAAAAAGCTGTAGACTTTTTCAACCGTTACACTGAAGACCAGAAAGGGTTATCTCAAAAACGCGCTGAATTTGAACGCGTAACTAAAGACACTTTTAATGACGATTTCGAAGGTTTCGATTTCAATTTAGGAGAAAAAAGCTTTAGATACGGTATTAAAAATCCTAGCGATGTTGTAGAAAATCAATTAGACATTACTAAATTCGTTGAGACGTTCTTACATGATAATGGTGATCTAAAAGATGCTAAGGGATATCACAAAGCTATGTATGCTGCTAGAAATGCAGATACCATTGCTCAACACTTCTATGAACAAGGTAAAGCTGACGCTGTTAAAGACGTTATGGCTAAATCAAAAAACATGACCACAGAGCCGAGAAAAGAAGGTTCTACTGGAAGCGTTTTTGTTAATGGAATGACAGTTAAAGCAATAAGTGGCTCTGACTCTTCGAAATTAAAAATGACAAAATTTAAAAAATTTAACAATTAAAAATTAAAAAATGAGTTTACAACCACAATTTGGGTCATTAATCCCATCTCAAGCGCAAGAAGTACTTAACAGTAATTACTTGCAATGGACAAACAGCGCGGGCAACAACTTCGCTGATTTTGCTCAACAATACTTACCTGAAGTATACGAACAAGAAGTAGAACGTTATGGAAACAGAACGTTATCTGGATTCTTACGTATGGTAGGGGCTGAAATGCCTATGACTTCTGATCAAGTAATTTGGTCTGAACAAAACAGATTACATATATCTTATGATAATTGTACATTTGTTGGAGCTGCAAACACGATCGATCTTGATCCATTAGCAAATGCTCAAATTCAAAATGTTATATCCGTAGGTGCTACTGTAGTTATTATGGATGATTTTGGTGTTGAAGTAAAAGCTTATGTAAGTGCTTCTGATCCATCAAATGCTGTTGCAGTTACTGCTAGAACAATTACTGCTTTACCTTATACTGCTGCAACATTAACTGCTGCTGGATTATCTGGTCAAGTTAAAGTATTTGTATACGGTTCTGAATATGTTAAAGGTTCTTCAACTCCTAACTACGCAACTGGTACACAGCCAACAGGTTATGTAAGTGTTGATCCTTCTTTTACGCAATTTAACAATGCTCCAATAATCATTAGAAACAAATATGTTGTTAATGGTTCTGACATGGCTCAGATTGGATGGGTTGAAGTTGCTACTGAAGATGGAACTTCTGGATACTTATGGTATTTAAAAGCTGAATCTGAAACTAGATTACGTTTCGAAGATTACTTAGAAATGTCGTTAGTAGAAGGTGAGTTAGTTAATGGTGCTCCTGCTGGTTTACCTGTTGGTATTCGTGGTACACAAGGTCTTTTCGCTGCTATTACTGCAAGAGGAAATGTGAACACAGGATTTACAGCTGCTTCTGGTATTGATTCTTTTGATGAAATTCTTAAAAATCTAGATACACAAGGTGCTATTGAAGAAAACATGTTATTCTTACAAAGACAAACAGCTTTAGATTTTGACGATATGTTAGCTGGAATTTCTGGTGGTTTCACTGGTGGTACTGCTTTCGGTTTATTTGAAAATTCTGAAGAAATGGCTTTGAATCTAGGATTTAGTGGTTTCCGTAGAGGATCTTATGACTTTTATAAGACTGACTGGAAATACTTAAACGACGCTTCAACACGTGGTGGAATGACTGGACCTGCTTCAATAGAAGGTGTATTAATTCCTGCTGGAACAAGTACAGTTTACGATCAAATTTTAGGAACTAACATCAGAAGACCTTTCTTACACGTAAGATATAGAGCTTCACAAGGTGATGATAGAAGAATGAAATCGTGGATAACTGGTTCTGCTGGTGGTGCTTTTACTTCAACTCTTGATGCAATGGAGGTTAACTTCCTATCTGAAAGATGTTTAGTAACTCAAGCTGCTAACAACTTTGTATTATTCAAAGGATTATAATAATCCAAATTAATGTAATTTTTACCCTCGTTTTAACTACGGGGGTAATTATTACTTTTATAAACTATTAAATTATATTATATTATGGCTACAAAAGCTAAAACACAAGTAAAATGGGAAATAAAAGATAGACGATATAGTCTTGCAAATGGCATAGAGCCACTAACTTTTACAATTCCTGGTAAGCATACTAGAAAACACGCTTTATTATATTTTGATACTGAAACAGGTAATCAAAAAGAAATAAGATATGCAACTAATCAAGATTCACCTTTTGTTGAAGAGCAAAAAGGAGAAGCTACACTAGGTCATATCATATTTGTAGATGGTGTATTGATGGTACCAAAAAATAAACAAAACTTACAAAAACTTTTATCACTTTATCATCCATTAAGGAATAAAGCATATTTAGAATTTAACCCTGTTCAAGAAGCTACTGACGAACTAAGTCTATTAGAGATGCAGGTTGACGCTATGAATTTTGCAAAAGATGTTGATGTAGATCAAGCTGAAGCTATTCTTAGAGTAGAAATAGGTTCTAAAGTTACTAATATGAGTTCTAAAGAACTAAAAAGAGATTTATTAATATTTGCTAGAACAAATCCACAACTATTCATTGAATTAGTTAACGATGATAATGTTCAATTAAGAAACTTTGCTATCAGAGCGACAGAAGCTAACATTATAATGCTATCACCTGATCAAAGATTTTTTACATGGGCTACTAATGGAAAGAAACTAATGACAGTTCCTTTTGATGAAAATCCGTATTCAGCTATGGCTGCTTTCTTTAAAACAGATGAAGGTGTAGATATCTTCAAATCTATAGAGAAAAAGTTTAAATAACATGTAATACTAATATAGGGCTCGTTCACTCGGGCCCAATATTATAATAAAAATATAAAAATGGCGATAAACATAGATCAAGTCTACAAGACAGTCTTGTTAATAATAAACAAAGAACAAAGAGGATATATTACTCCACAAGAATTCAACTACATTGCCGATCAAGTACAATATCAGATTTTTGAATCTTACTTTCCTGATGGAAATCAAGTAAATAGATTAAATCAAAACAATCAACAAAACGATACAGAGTTTTTTAACATGTTTAAAGACATTAGTTATAAGCTATATCCTTTTGAAAAAGAAATAGCATTTACATACGTTACTGCTAACGATGGATTTATACAAACAGCTCCTCCTGAACTCTACAAAATAGGAGAAGTTTTATCTAATTATACAGGTATAAACCCAAATATAGGATCTATAACACAATACACTAATAAAAGTGACTTCAACAAAATAACTAGATCTAGACTAACTGCACCAACTCAAAAACATCCTTTGTTTTTTACTACGAGTGCTGTTATAACTCCTGTTGCTCCAAATCCAGCAACACCTAATCAACTTTTAATAAAAGTATCACCAACTCCAAACAGTATAACTGTTAATGGTTTAACCGCACCTACTAGTCCACAATGGAACTTTACAGTAGGTACTACTCTTGGTCAATATATTTATGATGGTTCTTCTTCTGTAAACTTTGAATTAGACATTTCAGAAAAAACATTAGTAATTATAGAAATACTAAAATATTGTGGTATAGTAATACGCGATCCACAAATAGTCCAAATGGCAGCTCAAGAAGCTCAACAAATGGAAACTAACGAAAAATCTTAATATAATATGCCTTTAATAAACGAAACAAGTGAACAATACTATGCTGGTGCTCAAGGCTTTAGAGGTAATGGTAATACTGTTGCATTTACAACTACGTTCGAATCTGATTTAATATTAGGTAATTGGGATCCAAACACTGCGGGTTATGGTTTAAATAACTTTAAAATATATACTAGTTTAACAGGTTTGTCTGGTTCTTATTCAGAATATAGAACTATATTTACTATGGTTTCTAATGTGATTACTTTTCCAAACGCAGCTGTACCAGCTGATGGCCTGTATATAGTAGTTCAATTAACTATACTTACAGGTGGTAAATATGCTACAACAGAAGCTGAAAAAGCTTATGGCCAAGCAGTAGAAGATAATTATGGTAGTTATTCTTACATAACACTTAGTGATGCTATAGATAACTTTATGGTTGGTTATGTTGGCGATGGTAAACTTATTCAAACAGCTAAAAAATCAGATGTATTATTTCACGCGAAAAGAGGTTTACAAGAATTTAGTTATGACACTTTAAAAAGTATAAAATCAGCTGAATTAACTATACCACCTAGTCTAACACTTGTTATACCTCAAGACTATGTTAATTATGTTAATATGTCTTGGATTGATAACTTAGGTGTTAAACACATAATATACCCAGCAAACAACTTAACAATAAGTCCTTATTATACTCAAGCTCAAGATTCTGCAGGTATACCAACTCAAGATGATTTTGGTGCTGATGTGGAAGGAACTTCTATAGTTCAAGAAAGATGGCATAGTAATAGTCCAAACGGAATTGCTGATGGTGGACTTAATAATAGTTTGATTAATTCTTCTTCAATATCTGAATATGAATACGGTTGGGGTGGTCTTTTCGGTATGGGTTATGGACAAAGATATGGTTTAGACCCTCAATACTCTCAAGGTAATGGTTGGTTTAACATGAATGAAAGAGAAGGTAAAATATCTTTTTCAAGCAACTTAGTAGGTAAGCTAATAGTCTTAGAGTATATATCTGATGGACTTGGTTTAGATGTTGATACTAAAGTACCTAAAATGGCTGAAGAAGCTATGTATGCTCACATATTACATGCTATAATATCTACGAGAGCTGGACAACCAGAATACATTGTTCAAAGATTGAAAAAAGAAAGATATGCTAAATTAAGAAACACCAAGATAAG